TTGCACAAGCTATGCCGGAGGAATACAAGCATGAGGATGCTACTATCGCTTATCGTAACTATTGCATTAACGAAAAACATTACGCCAAGTGGGAACGAAATCGTAATAAGCCTGATTGGTGGACTATACAACACAAGGAGGTTGCATGAAATTAAGACTACTAGAAAACGCTAGACTACACCTACGAGGAAACATTGCCAAGCATGTTGCTAATGTAGAGGTACTACTAGAACAACCAACAGGAGTTGCAGAACATCCTGATATTATTGAAACGATTGAAAAAGAACTAGCATTCATAGCTGAGTATGATGACAAGCTAGAGATGCTTACTAAATATTTTTAAAAGGAGACTAAATGAAAAAAGATATTATACTTTGGGGTCTTTGGATTGTGATTTTGATAGGTGGTATTACATCTGCTTATGAAACAAGCAATGACATAGATAAAAATTATAAAAGTTTACAAGGAGTAAACCGTTCTCTAAAAGAACTTGAGAAAAAAGTTGAGTCAAAGACTTATAACTTTGATAGCATCAATGTTGTTTTACAAGGTTTAAGAACATCTATTAATGATATCAATGCAAGACTTGATAGCAACGATGATAGATTCCGTACTTCTGTTGGCGAAATTAACGACATATTGCAGGAGTTAGACGGTCTTATTAACTCACCAGTTGAAGAACCTATTGAAGAATATGTTGAAGAACTTGGAGTTAATGCAGGGTTTGGTGAGCTTACAGGTACACTTGCAACTGGTAATGGTGGAGAAGGTATCCTATCTGTTGGTGTGAGTGAGCCTGTTGAAACTACTGAACCAATTGTTGTTGCAGAATATGTTCCACCTAAAACATGTACTGTTCCTAAAACAAACTTAAACATGGCTGACTTTTTAGGCAATGTATCTTTGTCAAGACCATTAGAATTTATTGCTGAGTTTGACTTGGTAAACGGAGAGCCTATTGACTTAGAGTTTGTTGGTAGTTCTAATCGTGACACAAGGAAAGCTGTAACTAAGTACATCAATGCTATTGACTTTGGAACAGAAACTATTAAAGGTTGTAAGATACCTTTTAAATTTACATTATAAGGAGTACTATGAATTATATTATTGAACAATCTCAGTATAAAAGAGAGTTGAGTAGGAATCAATACAGAGATTTTATTAAATACATTGACGATAACTATGAAGAAATGTATGGTAATAAAGTAAGTTACACTGTGCGTAAAGATGGAGATAACTTTATAGTAACACTATCACAAAATAGCGTTATAGATTTTGATGATATTTTTAAATAGGGTATTGACTTTAGTACAGAGATAGTGTAATATATGCAATTCATGAGTAACCAACATTTCTTACAAGCCCTCTATCTCCAAATCAAAAAGGGTTGGTTCAGTTCTCACTGGAACTCCGAGAGTAGTTTGCTCAAAACTCTCCCAGTTTTTAACCATCTTCTAAATAAAACCATAAGGAGGTAAATATGGCAATACTAGAAGGAACTGCTAAATGGGCAAGTATTACTACACCGAACACTAAGTTCGAGCCTGTTTATACAGTCGACTTAATCGTTGACGAGACTACAGCAAATGACTTTGCTTCTCGTGGACATAAAATAAAACAGCATGATGAAGGTCCTGCTATTGTGATCAAGCGTAAGGTTAATGGTCCTAACGGTATGGTTAGATCAGCACCTAGACTTCTTGATCAGAATAAACAGGAAGTAAATACTGCTGTTGGTAATGGCTCTAAAGTTAGAGTTCAATTTAATGAATATGCCGGTGAAGGTAAGTATGGTCCTTACAAAGGATTGGATTTACAGGCTGTTCAAATAGTTGACTTAGTGCCTTACAAGAATGGTGATGGTGATGAGTTCTTTTCTGATGGGGAGGAATTCTAATGATTGTTACTATAAAAAATGATGATGGAGAATTTTTATTTGACATCAATAAAATAGATGACGAGGCTAAAAGACAAGAAGCAGGAGTGATCGTGCAGAAAGTTGGAAATCTTAGTGTTGTTATCGAAGCTTTGGACTTTGCATCTAGAACTCATAGAGCTAACTTAGAACAGTTGCTTATGAGTTGTGATGAAGCAAAGATAGAACAAGAAAAAACTGAGACTGCTGAAGAATCAGATTCTTAATTTAACTCGGCTAGGTGTAAAAGCCTAGCCACATTTTATTGGAGATAGAATGCAATTAGAAAAAAGTAAATTTGTTAGACACAGACTACCATGTCCTAAGTGTGGTGGCTCTGACCCAGTATCAATGAATGAAGATAAGTCTGCTCACTGCTTTAGTTGTGAGACACACTTTGCAAACTATCCTGAAGCAACTAAAGGTAAAATAGTGGAAGTAGAAATAAAACCAAAGAACACTTTCCTTAACACCTACACAGGTAGCTTCGGAGCTTTGACAGACAGAGATATATCTGAAGCTACTGCTAAGAAGTATGGTGTTAGGAGAGTAGTAAATCCCAACAACCAAGTAGCTCAACACATCTACCCATTCTTTAATGGTAATGAAGTGGTTGGAACTAAGACTAGGTTTGTTGAGAACAAGAACTTTTCTTTTGCCGGAACTTATGAAGGCACTGGATTATTTGGAGAACAACTGTTCAGAAATACAGGTGGTAAGTACCTGACAATTACTGAAGGTGAATGTGATGCTATGGCTTGTTACGAATTGATGCAGTCCAAATGGGCTTGTGTTTCTTTGAAACGAGGTGCAGCAGGTGCAGTAAAAGATATCAGAGAAAGCATTGAGTTTGTTGAATCGTTTGAGAATGTAGTATTATGTTTTGATAACGACAAGGCAGGTCGTGAAGCTGCTAGGAATGTTGCTAGAATATTAAAGCCCGGCAAGGCTAAGATCATGACATTCCCTAACGGCTACAAAGATGCTAACGACATGCTCAGACAGAAAAAGTTTCAGGAGTTTATGTCTGCATGGTGGGAGTCTAAGACTTACACACCATCAGGTATACTTGAACTATCTGCTCAGAGAAACGACTGGCTTCATCGTGAAGTCAAAGAAAGCATAGCCTATCCTTGGGAAGGACTTAACAAGAAGTTGTATGGTCTTAGGAAAGGTGAGCTTGTTACTCTTACAGGTGGTACAGGACTTGGTAAATCTTCTGTGACACGAGAGCTTGAACATTGGCTTATCAAAAATACTGAAGACAATGTAGGTATTATAGCTCTTGAAGAGAACTGGTTGAGAACTGCTGATGGTATTATATCCATCGAAGCTAATGACAGAATCTATCTTACTGAAAGACGTAAGCAATACAGTGAAGAACAACTAATCAATTTGTTTGATAAGGTAATACCACAAGGTCGTGTGTATATTCATGCTCACTTGGGTGCAACTGATATCGAAGAAATCTTTTCAAAGCTACGATACATTATTGTAGGTTGCGAATGTAAATGGGTAGTGGTTGATCACTTACATATGCTTGTCAATGTCTTATCTGAAGGTGACGAAAGACGAGGTATTGATATGTTGATGAATAGATTGCGTAGTCTTGTTGAAGAAACTGGAGTAGGTATGATACTTGTATCGCACTTACGTAGAGCCAGTGGTGACAAAGGACACGAGAACGGTGTTGAAGTTTCTCTGTCCCACCTCAAAGGCTCACAAGGTATCGCACAGCTTTCCGATTGTGTGATTGCATTGGAAAGAAATCAACAGGCTACCAATCCTGAAGAAGCCAACACTACAAAGGTTCGTGTCCTGAAGTCTAGATACACAGGAGACACTGGACTTGCTTGTAGTTTACGGTATAATAATGAAACAGGTAGACTGTTTGAAGTAACAGAGGAGGAAACTTTTGACAACGAAGACTTCTAAAATTATATTTGACATTGAAGCTGATGGTTTAAAACCAACGAAGATACATTGTATTGTAGCTAAAGAAGTTGGTGGACCAATCCATAAGTTTCCACCTCACAAACTTCAAGAAGGTTTAGAGTTTTTAAAATCCTCTGATGTTCTTATTGGTCACAACATATTGAGTTTTGACTTGCCGGTTATCAAACGACTACATAGTGTAGACTTGTTCGATAAGGACATCGAGGATACTTTGGTAATGTCAAGGCTATTCAATCCTATCCGTGAAAACGGACACAGCTTGAAGACTTGGGGTTATCGTGTTAAGTTTGCAAAGCAAGAACAACCTCTTGACTTTGACGAATACACACCACAGATGTTGGAATACTGTACTAATGATGTTAGACTTAATGAGTTAGTTTATAATTATTTGCTTAATGAAGGTCAAGGATTCAGTGAAGAATGTATTAATCTAGAACATTCAGTTGCTAAGATCATGGCTCAACAAGAAGCAAACGGATTCAAGTTTAATGAGCAACAAGCTACTATGTTACTTGCTGAACTTAAGACTAAAATGCATGAGGTAACTGATGAAGTGCAGAGAACATTCCAACCTAAGTGGGTGGATGATAAACTTATAACACCATACATTAGAAAAGATGGTGTGCTTTCCAAACGTGGATTGACTGATGAAGAATATGAAACACTATTAGTCAGTGAAGATTACAGTCCGTTCATGAGAAAGAAACTACAAGAGTTTAATCTTGGAAGTCGTAAACAGATCGGTGAATACTTGATAGACTTTGGTTGGAAACCTGAGAGGTTTACTCCTACAGGTCAGCCTATTGTTGATGAAGGAACACTGAAAAAGATAGAGCATATTCGTGAGGCTAAGCTGATAGCTGACTTCCTACTCTACCAAAAACGAATAGCTCAAATACAGTCGTGGCTTGATGCCTTGGAAGATGATGGGAGAGTACATGGTTCTGTTATTCCTAATGGAACTATCACTGGACGTATGTCTCACAGTCATCCAAACATGGCTCAAGTCCCTGCTGTGTACAGTCCATTCGGTAAAGAATGTAGAGCCTGTTGGACTGTTGATGAAGGTAATGTTTTACTTGGAGTTGATGCTTCAGGTTTAGAACTTAGAATGTTGGCACACTACATGAACGATCAGGAGTATACTAATGAAGTTGTTAATGGAGACATACACACTACTAACCAAAAACTTGCAGGACTTAAATCAAGAGATACAGCAAAGACATTCATCTATGCACTTGTGTACGGAGCAGGAGACGAGAAACTTGGTAAAGTCGTTGGAGG